CGTAAGTTGATTGCCCGGTTATATTTGTAAAAGTCGCGCCCCCCGTGGTTATCGTGGCATTGTTCGTGTTGGGCCACGAGGGTTCTGTAGAAGCCGTACCCGCTGTCGTACAACGAAACGCCCATAGTGATTTGAACGTGGGCGCGGTTGGCTTGACGAACTGGCCAAGCGTGTAAACCGCGCTGGGCACGAACGCCGGAATGAGGGCATAGGCCGCGCTGCTTGCGTACCAATCAGCCACGATGATCTCTCCCGTTCATGGTATCACCGCCCCGATACCGGCGATCATGTAAGTGTGGTCGAATGGTACAACTCCGTTCGCGGAACCGACGCCACTAGCTGACCCGACAGCCACGAAAGCACCAACGCCGATACCGCTCATCGCGCCAGTGCCGCTGGCCGCTCCGGTGCCGGAGATTACCACCGTCGTCACCGGCACGCCAGTCGCCGCGCCCACACCAGCCGCCACGCCAACACTACTAAGCACTATCGAGCCAATACCATCCGCGGTACCCGTGCCGGTGGCCTCGCCAATACCCGCGTCAGTTTCAGGATGGATGGCGACAGCGCCGCCGATACCGATGGCCGAACCTCTTATGGACACGATGGACGAACCGCGTCCCGTGGCCACACCGTGACCCACCGCGCTGCCAGCGTAGCCTTGCAGACCTCTGGCGTCGCTACGTCCAACAGCGTTGCCAGTGCCGGTCAGGAAGCCGGTGGAGACGTTTGGCGCGTTCGCGTCACCGACACCCTTAGCCGTGCTTTCATCGCTCGTGATGATGCCGACCGGAGCGCCGACGCCAAGCGCATCGCCGTTTGTCATGGACAGGCCGCGTGCCTCGACGCGGACACCGCCGAAGCCAGCCGCGTGACCGACTGCTATGAAGTGTCCAGCCGCCGAACCAACGGCGTTTGTCGTCATCGAGGTTCCCGTCGCATGACCGACCGACAGTTGGAAGTTACTTCCGACAGCCGCAGCCTGACCGACACCCATGGCGTGGCCGACGCCCTCGCCATGCGAGACGTAGTAGATCGGTATGCGGTAGATGTTGAAGCTGCGAGTGCCCGAACGCATCGTGTAGAACACAAACGTCAATGCCACCGGGTCCGGTGCGCCACTGGCCTTCTCGGCGTCGTTGTAAGTGTAGTTGCTGGTGGTCAACCCGGCGTGCGAGCGGATGATCGTGCCCGCCGCCGTGTCCCAGACCTCAACGGTGTAGGTGGTCCCGGCTTCAGCCGACACCGGCCCGCCATCGTGCGGGATGAACTGATCGGATTGCAGGAGACGGTTGCGCGAAGCCCAGGTGAACGCCGCGCTGCCAGTGCTGACACCGATGGTCGTGGGCGACAGCGCCGGGGTACCGTTGAGCCGCAGGTCGCCCATCACGTACGGCATGAAGTGCCGTGCGACGATAGGCACGACATGGACCGGCGACAGGTTTATGTCGCTCGCCGCGCCTGACCCGACGTTCTGAAGCTGCGCGTGAAGCACGTCGCCGGTTTCGTACGCCTCGGACGCCATGCTCATCGTCACGTCATTGAAGAACGCGACCTCGCCGCCGACATGCTGCACCGGCACGGTGTCGCCGCCGCCACGGTCGATGACAATCGTGCCGCTCGCTGGCGTGAACGTCGCCACCCGTACGAGTTCCACGCCTCCCAACACGCCGGTCATGCCCACTGTCAGCTTGTCGAGGTCCGCGCCGTTACTGACGAAGATGTTGATGTCGTAGAAGCCCAGCGGACGGCCCGAGACGGCGGTCGGAGCGAAGATGCCGGGATCGCGTTCCTGCTTGCCGCCGACTGGTGTCGCCAGCATGACCGGGTACTGGCTGACGGTGTTCGGTCGCCCCGCCATCCCGATCAAGCCGCCCTCGGTATCCCCGACAGCGGCGAAGTCGGCGGCGTTCAGCCCACGTTGCATGTCGAGGTACGTCGCCTCTTGCACGGCTTCGTACTTGATCGGCGGCGCGGCCCCCGATGGCCGCTCCGTCGTGGGGTTATCGACCGGCGTGGTGTAGACCGTGGACGGCATACCGAACACGTCCTGAAGGCAATCCATCGAGATCGTGCCGTCGATCATGGTGCCGTCGTCGTACGTGACGACCCGCAGCACCATGTCGGTGATGCCTTTGTCGGGAGCCTGGATACGCATGACCATGCCGGGCTGCATCCGCCACGCGCGCCGGTCAAACCGCAGCTTCAACCGCTTGATGCCAGCGGAACCAACTTCCAGTTCCCGCAAGGCTATCCGCTGCGCCAGATCGGGATCGGGAATGCCGGGGAAGTCCCGCGTCATGGAGATGGGGTAGCCAAGCGACTGCATCGAGGCGAGGTTGTGAACCCTGGTCTGCCGGTCCTGATCGCGGATCGGATCGTGCCACTTCACCACGACCTCATTGGCGATGACCAGGGTCGCGCCGGTTTCCTGGGTATCGACCGACAGCAGCCCCGACGAGTACGTGAACACCGGCAGCTTGTCGAGATCGTAATCCTTGCGGATCAGCCGCAGCACCATGAGGCCAGTACCGCGGTCGATGTACAACGCGCCGCCGATGTGGTCGATGATCGTCTGGATGAAATCGTTGATGTCGCCGTCCTTCGACCAGCGAATGCACAGACCGAATTGCTCGTTAAACAGGTAGTTGGCCGCGTAGACCCAGGCGTCATTATCCAGTTCCGCCCGGTCCATGCCGCGACCCCAGGATGGATCGGTGATGCACTGGTAAAGGATATGCGCCGGGTTCATCGCCTTGATGACGGTTTCGCCGGAAGTTACTTTCTCCCACTTGACGGTGTCGCCATTGAAACTCGCCATCTCCCCGAAGTTCCAATTGGTGATCCCGTCGAGATTGGTAGTACCGGCCACGGACACGTTGAAGGTCTGCCCGCCGAAGCCCACGCCGCTTGTCAGCTTCGGCAGGTTGGCCGAGGCGTCCCACGCCCCAACGGTGCCCGCGCTGATCTGCGGCGCGTAGCTGATGACCGCCTTCTCGGGGTACCAGCAACCCTGCGTGCCCCAACCGTTCAAGGCCCGTCGAGTGCGTGCTTTCCACGGCTTGGGGTACGGGTTGTTCGACATGATCTGGCCGGACCAGTACATCGTCGTGACGCCTATGAACTCGGAAATGTCTCCCGCGCTCTCAGAGGTCGCGCCTTCGTCCGACACGCCAACGCCGTCCTGAAAAGTCCAGTTGCCTTCGTTCGAACTGTTGGAACCGCTCGCGATGGCATTCTTGATGCCGTCACCGATGGTCTGACCGGGACCGCCGAGCATGAACGTGAGGTCGCCAACCAGCCCGCCCTCGCCTTTGTCGCCGCCGAACAAGTCTCCCTGGTCGATGTGGATGACGCCGTTGCCGCCTTGCGTCCCAGACCAGAACGGAAGGTCGCCAGCCCGCAACGCGACCAACTGATCGACGCTGCCCCGGCATATGCCCATCAGGAAATCGAGATAATACCGGTAGCCTACGATCTGTGTTACTGTTTTATTTTTCTTGGCCACGGTTATCGCGCCAGTGCGGCGCGACGCGCCGCCACGACGCGAGCCACGATGGGATCGTTCGTATCAAGCAGGACTTTGGCGGGGATGCCGTTGGTGATGAAGTCATTCCAATCGATGTCGTGGGCGGCGCACCACTCCCGAGAACCGCGATGGCACAACCCGGCGGCGCGAACGTCACGCAGGAAGCAACGCAGTTCGGAAGTTACTTCCATCACTTCTTGCCGCCGCCGCCACTCGTAACCGTGATCGGCGTGGTACTCATGTTGCCGTACCAGATCACTTGCCAGTCGGGCGTCCAGCAATCTCCGAACACCACCGCTTGCGCCGCGCCTTCATCGGGGATGGGAATGTTGATGTCTTTGAACATGCTCGCGAGGGCATCTTGATTGGCTGGCGTCTTCGCTCTCGGCGTGATGAGCGCCGTGATGATGAAGGAGACGACGAGTAGCGCGATGGCCCAGACGAAATTCATCGAACGCGGCCCCCTCAGAAAATTCTGGCACCATCGAACGGCGACTTGCCTGACATGAAGCCGAAGCCGCCGTATCTGGGTAGATTGTTGAACCGCTTACAGCCCGCTGGATCGCGAGTACAGCCAGGATACAGCACCGCGTCCATATTTTCAACCATGCCGTCTGTTTGGCCTATTATCAGCACATCTCCGTTGTCGGTGCCTGTATTACTGTTGAGGTCCACAAGGATGGCGCGACGTTCGAAATAGTTCGCGGAAGGACGCCATTCGACATAGCCGTTGGTGAAACGACCGTTCCAAATCTTCGGATTGAAATAGCCGATGTGCTGCCAGTGAAAACCGTTCCCGTGAATGCCGGTCAACTGAACCGGCTCGGCCCAATCGCAATGATCCACGCCGCAGTCCCGATCATACAGCGCGTAGGGACAGCCGCGCGTCCACGACAAACGAAGCCCCTTCTTGTTGAGGTAGGCGGTCTGCGTGTTGGCCACGATGTCGGAAGTTACTTCGTCGTGGTACTTGACCGAGGCGACGTAGCCGACCCAAACGAGCGGAGCCACGTCATCGCCGTACTGAAGCTGCCTCACCGTGACCTTGATCGGATCTGATGGCGGCGTGCCGCGAAACATTTGCACGATGGTCAACCCTGACGGCACGGTTATGATGA